GGTGCAACATTAACAGCAGGCTCTAACGGTGCAATAACACTTGATGGTGTTTCTCCAGTTGTTGGTGATAGAATATTAGTTAAAAATCAATCAACTGCTTCTGAAAACGGTATCTACACGGTAACAACGCAAGGTGATGGCTCAACTGCTTTTGTATTAACAAGAGCAACTCCTGAAGACCAACCTAGTGAATTATCAGGTGGTGCTTTCGTATTCGTAGAAGAAGGTACTGCTAACGCAGATAACGGTTATGTGTTTACACACACAGGTGCTCCAACTTTCGGTACAACAAGTTTAGATGTAGCACAATTTTCTGGCGCAGGTCAAATTGACGCCGGTGCAGCTTTAAGTAAAACAGGTAATAGACTTGATGTTGAAGTAGATGACTCTTCAATAGAGGTTAACGTTGACGCATTAAGAGTTAAAGCTTTAGGTATTACCGACGCTATGTTAGCAGGTAGTATCTCAACAAGTAAATTAAATAATCCAACGGTATACTTTACAGACGAATCTTCAACGCAAGGTCAAGTAGCATTAGAAGGTACTTTAGAGTTTTTAGCTGGTGAAGGAATAAACACAACTGCTTCAGGTGGCACACTAACAATTGCTGGTGAATTAGCAAGTAATTCAAATATTGGTGTTGCAAAATTTAACGTAAATAATTTTGACGTGACTTCAGGTGATGTTGAAATTAGCACTATTGACGGAGGGTCTTTCTAGTGTTTTCAATTATTAAAAAATGGTTTGATGGTGTTGTAAAATCTTATGACGCAAAACCAGAGAAAAAAAGTGCAGTAATAAGAATAGGTGATTTACAATATAAAACTAAAAAAGAATTAGAAAATATCGGTAGAAAAATCGGTATAGAATTAGATAGAAGACTTACAAAACAAAAACTAATTAACAAAATTAAATTTAAAGTAAAGAATAAAAGATAATGTCAACCGTAATTAAACCAAAACGTTCATTTACCCCATTAGCCATACCAGCTTCCAATGTAATGGAAGTCGGCGAATTGGCTATGAACGCCTCTGACGGTAAGTTTTATACTAAATTACAAAACGGTACGGTTAAAGAATTAGGTGGTGCAGGTTCAGTAATTTTACAAGACGTTACCACTAACGGTAATATTTCTACAAATGATATTATTCTTAACGGTTCAAATCTAGTATTTGAAGGACTTTTAGAAAACGCTTTTGAAACAACTTTAAAAGTTGTAGAGCCAACAGCAGATAATATTGTTAGATTACCTAACGTATCTGGTGATGTTATTACTACCGGAAACTTGACAAAAGACGGTACTACAACAGGTGACCCATTGACAGGTGAGGGTGACGCTATTGCTTTTGCAATTGCTTTAGGAGGATAATATGGCTTCAGTATTTAAAAACGCAGGTGCTCAATGTGTATTAGTTGATGACGCAACTGCTGATATATACACAGCTCCAGCTTCTACTAGAGCCGTTCTTCACGCAATTATGGTATCAAATACAGCGGCTACGTCTGCTGAAAAAGTAACCATAAAGGTAACAATTGACGGTGGTACAACTTTTAGAAGTGTAATCACAAATGGCGAAGTTCCGCCTGCTGATTCGCTTCAAATTGATAAGCCAATAAACCTTGAACCTGGTGACAAAATTAGAATATATGGCTCAAACAATACTTTGGAATGTTTTTTGTCAATTTTAGAATTAACATAATAAACTTTTATAAATATACATAGGATTTAAGTTAGGAGAACATTAGAATGTCTTTAGTCGTAAATAAACAATATGTTGCCAAAGACGCAAACGGCAAAACTATTACGGCTGATTATAGTTTTCACGCTCTAAACAGAGACGAGACAGGACTTCTAACGTACACTAAAGTGAATTGGTTTGAAAGTAATACTATTCAAATGGATAATGGAGAGGGTTTAGCATATAGTTCAGTTGCAGACTTTCAAGTAAATGAATTGACAAAAGCGAGTGGTAGTTATGCAGTAGGTACTAATATTAACGAGATACCTAAAGCATATAGTTCTTCTACTGACCCGAGAGAACCAAACACTAAATTTAGAAAGTATGAACAGCACGTTTTTGATGAAAATAATGCTACATACTTTATGGACGCAAATGGGAACATTGTGTTAAGAATTAATGACTCGTACCAGTATGGTGCTTCGCAAGATGGCGAAACAAGAAACTGGCAGTAAAAAAATATAGGGAAGTAAAATGGCAGATTTTATACTAGGTAGATTAAAGTTTCACTTCAAAGGTGCTTGGACTACTTCAACAGCTTACATCAAAGATGATGTGATTACTTACGGAGGAAATTCATTCGTTTGTCTAGTAAACCACACAGCAAATTCAGATTTCTATACAGATTTAAACCACGCAACAGCCAAATGGGAACAAATGGTTGGAGGTCTTGATTACAAAGGTAATTGGGCGGCTACAACACTTTACAAAGTTGATGACATTGTAACCTTTGGTGGTTCAACATACAGATGTATTACTGGACATACATCACAAGCAGATTTATATGACGATACTTCAAAATGGCAAGTATTTGCCGGAGGTTTCGGTTGGAGAGGTGTTTGGGCAACAGCTACAGCATACAGAAATGATGACGTTGTAAAATACGGTGCAAGTTTATATGTTTGTACTACACAACATACTTCTTCAGGTGCAACACTAGACGAATCTAAATTTAATTTATTCGTATCAGGTTTAGAATTTGAGGATAGTTGGGCAAGTTCAACACTTTATCAATTAGGTGATATTGTAACCTACGGTGGTTATCAATATGTTGCTGAAAGAGCAAACAACAACGTTTTACCTTATAACAACTCTTCAGATTGGAAATTATTATCAACAGGATTTAATAACACAGGTACTTGGTCAAATTCTACAGCATACAAAACTGGTGATACCGTTAACCACGGTGGTCATTATTATGTGGCTAAGATTGACGGAACAGGAAATGAACCATCAGGTGCAACTAACTCATATTGGGATTTAGTTGTTGAAGGTATTTTCTGGAGAAGCAATTGGACAAGTGGCACAGCTTACAAAATTGGTGACGCAGTATCTCACGGCTCTTCTTCTTATAGAGCAATTACAAATCATACAGCGTCAGCGTCAAACAGACCAGATGTATCAGGTCAAACAGATTGGAACCTATTAGCTGAAGGTGATTCAAACGCAACACTAACTACAAGAGGCGATATTCTTACAAGAGACGCAACTCAACGAGTTAGATTGCCAATTGGTTCAGCAGGTAGTTTCTTAAAATCAGATGGTACTGATTTAACTTGGTCTTATCCAAGTGTCGGTAACAAAGTTTATTATGTATCAACACTAGGTACAGATAATACAGATACAGGCAGAGGTACAACTCCAGAATTACCTTGGAGAACAATCAAATATGCTTGTACTCAATTAGCTTCAGACACAACAAATTTTAAAACGGTTAAAATAGAAACAGGAACATATACAGAGCAATTGCCTATTAAAGTTCCGAGAAAAACTGCTCTTATCGGTGATAACTTACGAAGTGTTACCGTTTCTCCAGACACTACAACAAACAATGGTGCTGGTGCAGGTATTTCAAGTGATAACTCTACACCTAATAATAGACAAACAATGTTTTATCTAAATGACTCTTGTACTTTATCAGGTATGACATTTAGTGGTATGACAGGTCAATTAGCAAGTTCAGCTAGCTCAGATGGTCTAACAAGATTAACTGAAGGCACAGGTTCAAATGCTTCAGGTTCAGTTTGTGCATTGGATCCAGGTACTGGTCCAACAGATACGTCTGTTCACATTATTTCTAGGTCACCATTCGTACAAAACTGCTCATCAATTGGTTCAAGAGCAGTAGGTATTAAAATTGATGGTACTTTACACAACGGCGGTTTCAAATCAATTCTTGCAAATGACTTTACGCAAGTTCTTGATGGTGGTATCGGTGTTTGGGCAAAAGGTGGTGCAAAATCAGAATTAGTATCAGTATTTACTTATTACTGCCACGTAGGTTATCTATGTGATAGTGGTGCAGTTATTCGTTCACTAAACTCTAACAACTCGTATGGTGAAAAAGGTTCAGTTGCTTCAGGTGTTGACGCAAACGAAACTCCTTTAACAGCAACGGTAACTAATAGAGACAATGAAGCAATCATTGGTAGAGCATTAGTATCAAACGCTGGTGTTTACAGATTAGAACAAGAATACGCAGGTGAAACTTATACATCTGCTACAGAAACAATTTCAGGTTCAGGCGCAAATGCTAACTTTACTGCCGACTTTGCTGACGGTGCAGTAAAATATATTGATGTAGCAACTAACGGTGCAGGTCACTTTACTACCGTTGGTGTTGCTCAAGGCGGAACAACAACATCAATTAGATTAGCTGCCTCTGATACTCAAGCAAACAACTTCTATAATGGTATGAGACTTACAATTACAGAT